TGGAGACGACACATTCATATTGTAATAATTTCCGGTTTGAGTTCCGTAATGTGTATTTGGCTTAGCACCGGATCCGCCAAAAATTCTGCGCTGCTTGTGGTAAATTACTGCGGCTGGATCGTTATTTATTTCTGCAAGCGGATCTCGTGATAATGGAGGAGTGTCGCCTAAATCTGTGGCTAAGTTTGTGTCCACAAAAGCAGCGGCTCCTGAAAGATTTGTTGAGCCAATAAATCCGTAAACGCCGTTATCCAAGCGATAAACATTATATTTTGTTGCGCCGACAACGGCTGCGATATTGATTGAAATTTTATTTGTTGAGCTTAGTGGAGTCGCCGCAGATGCCACGGTAATTGACTCCGGCAAACTCTCTTCTAAAGTTTCTGAGCTTGCAGCCGTAATCTGATATTTCCAAGTTGACGCACCAGCAACTGCCGGAGTTCCCACGGATCCAGAAGGAGCCGCAAGTTGTGGGGCGAATGCAATACTGGTTATTGTCCAAGCATTATGATCGGTTCTGGTTAATTCTTTCGCATCGTAACCATCGCAAACGATTGTTAGCGTATCTGCGCTTTGAGTGTAGTCGATGTCAAATAAATCTTCGTGATCGTAAGGAGTGACAAGAACATAAAGCGTAGCTCCAGTTCCACCGGAAGAATATGCTGTGAAATTTGTGCTGTTGATATTGTTGCCGTCAAGATCAGTTAGTTCAAAAGTGTGAGTGGTTTTGTTTTTGATTTTGTAAAACTTTCCTTCAAGCTGAGTCATTTGCCCGCCATCATTGCAATACCAAAAATCTCCATTTGAATATCCATGAGAAGTAATTTCTACCACCGCAGGATTAGCTTTCGTAACGCTGACGATGTTCTTATTTGCATTTAGGACTAAACCACCATCCTTAACCACAACCATATTTTTATCGCCAAAAACGAGGCAGTAAGTTTGCGTGGTGCTAAATTTAAATGGGATGCAGCGATATTCTTTTGTGTCGTCAAGAACCCTGCCGATAAATTCGGTTCCGGGTCTGTTTGCTGCGCCGCCAAAAACTCTACAAATAAAATTCTTCATCGTTTTTACTGACGACTTGTAACGCTGTAGGTCGGGTCTTTCTCCCATCTCTGGAGTAATTTCTCCTCCATTAAAATATCCTTGTCCTTTATAAGCTATTGGCATACTACAACCTCGATGTTACAAGTTCTGTATCTGGTTGAGCGTCTTCATCTCTTGCCGCTGAATCCAGTATAGTTCCTCTGGAAACTGCTTGCCAAAAACTTGTCATACGGATATTCGCTAGGTTAATATCTTGTTTCAATCCCATTGCAACTTTGGCTCCAAGTAAATTGGCAAAAGCCTCGATGAACATTGGGCTAAACATATTGGTTACAGTAATTTTTTTTCGGTAAATCAGGATGGCATCAGGCTCATCGGTGTATAGAATTTTTTCATCGACATTCAATTTTGATTCGATGGTAAATGGAATTTCTTTTACTGGATTGCGGTTGCTTTGGAAAATTTTTACGGCATACAAACAATTCGTGGGAACCTCGTAAGCGTAGCCCCAGTCATTAGGTGGGGTTTCGGAAGATACTGATAAAGATCTTCTCACTTGATTAAATTTCCAGTTATATCCGCTTAACAGTAAGTCTCTGCATTGAGCATAAAATCTGTTGCAGACCTCAGCCTCCCTGCTCTGAGCAGTCAAAGACTGGATCTCAGAACAGAAAGACTCTGTTAAAGCTAGATTGCAAATATCAACTTCGGAAGTCATAGCCTTACACAGTTAGGGGTTTAGAAAGCGTCTTCGCTTTCATCAGTATTACCTTTGCCTTCTTCGTCAGAAGCATCTTCGTCTTCCTCTGCGGCAGCAGCGGCAGCTTTGGTTTTACCCTTTGCTGCTGGTTGCTGTGCTTTCGGAGCCGAATTTTCTGGCTTAGTTGGTTTTGGAGCCACGGGTTTTTTTTCGCCCGGTTTAATTACAATACCATTTTCATCGTATTGTAAAGCCGCTTTACCTTCCTCATCCTTTAGGACGATTGTCGCAGGTTCTTTTTCATTGCTGAACTCCTCTTTTGAGTAAGGCTCGAAATATTTGTGATTAGTTTCGGACGCTACAATGGAGCCAGATTTGATTAGTTTACCTTTGTGGTAAATATCTTTCGTGACGAAATATTTTTTAAGTGCCATATTTGATTTTATTTAAAAGTTACTATTGATTTTGTTCGTTAGTTTGAACTGATTCCAAAGGAACAATAACAGTCGAAATTTTTCCGGCAGTCATTGGACCAGTTGCTACAGTATAGTAAGCCTCAACAAACTTACCATCAATATCTGGACTCAAAGCAACAACTTTGCGATAGCCAGCAACCAAAGTTGCTTTACCAATAGCACCAGAATCATAGATTTTGGTTCCACCAGAGCTAGGGTTAGTAGTTGGTTTGGTATGTAACTCAAGGGTCATAGTGCCAGATCCACTTGCACCGAAAGCCTCATCAACTGTAAATACGGCTGCCATTGGGGTTCCTTTACCCCATTTAGCAGTTCCCATATTGATTTCGTTGGTTGACTTCGCTGACGATGTAATCGCTTGAGCATTAGATAATTCTAATTGTGCGTCTGTAAACATAGTTTTCTCCAATTAAAGGTTATAATAATTAAACAACTCTATCTTCTGCGTCTGTGATAGCATCACATAAGCGGATAGGGTAGCCTCTGAACGAAAGAACATCCACGCCACCAATTTCTTTAGAAGTAAAGTGAGTGTTAGTTTTATTCGCAGCAATAAGCTCAAGAGCTGTGTGAACAGTTCTATTGCAATAGATAACAATTTTACCTTTGTTGCGGAACTTTAACTTGTTCACAGCTTTGATTAAAAGATTAACCAAGTCTGGACCAGAGTAGCCAGAAGCACCAGCGGTTGCAAGATCAGAAACATCAATGTTCGCAACACGAACAAATTGTCTCCAGTCTCTCAAGACAAAACCAAGATCCCATTTAAAGTGATCTCTGTAAGCCTTGTAAACATTGCCATCGCCGTCTCTTTCGTCAACAACGCCGTCATCAATTCTTTGAAGACCACCTTTTTTACCTTTAGGGTAAATCAAGTGAGCAACTGTTGGATCCCAACAAGCGATGTAAATTGAGCTATTGTCAACACCGCTTCCACCAGCATCAATAATCTGAGAACCAGATTTTGTTTTGTCGGTAGAAAGAGTATTGAATCTCGCAGCAATACCAGTAAACGCTTCTTTTTCAGTAACGCCGTTACCATAAATGAAAGTTTCTGCCATTTTTTGAGACATACCTTCGATGTGAGCTGCGGCTTCAACAAGTCTTTGTTGAGCGGTGTTTCCACCAAGATCAGCTAGATCTTTGTCGATCACAGCAAAATCTTCAAGCATACCCATAGAGTCAACGACTTGTTGAGTCACTGACTTGCTTTGAGCAACACCTTGGTTAAATTTTCTCCAAGTTGGAGAAGGGATGCCGGTTCTAATGGTAGTTTTGTGAGCAGAATCCATATTCGATTCAAGGACAACTGCGTCCTCAAGAATTGGATTTACCTGAGCCAACAACTCCACGATGTCGGCAACTGACCCAGTAGGATCTACACGGCTTGCAATGTCCCTGTAAGTTAGTTTAGTTTGTGCTAAAGTTGACATATTTTTTCCTTAATAAAGTTGTTAAAATTGACCACTACTCGGACTGTTAGGATACATCCTCTCAGCCAAAGTTTTTCCATCCGAAGATGGTTTTTTTCCAATTCCTGCCCCAGCCTTAGAATCCTCTGTAAGCGTTTGCCCTATACGATAGAACATTCTAATTACCTCAGGATGGTCGCCGAAACGATAGTCATCCAAGAATTTACCTAGAGACTCAGATCCGTAAGTCGTGAAAGCCTTATTAACGGCTGCCATATTCTTTTCGTAATCTTTACCTCCAAATTCAGGATCCTTTTTCCCTTCTTTGATCCAGCCATCAACCTGTTCGTAGTATCTAGCGCGAGTTTTTTCAACG